CCGAAGTAATGGCAGTGTCAGAAAGGCCCTCCAAAGACCCTGAGGCACCTGCCGCCCAAGAAATGGTGTCGGCAGTCTCGTCATAGGTCAATACATAGCCGTCCTCACCAACACCACCGCTAAGAGCGCTAAGGGTGTTAGCGGCATTTGCTACAAGGATAGAACCTTTAGCAATTGAAGTCAGACCAGTACCACCGTCTCCGACAGCAAGTGTACCAGTAATTGAACCATCGCTGAGATCTAACGCAAGCTGACCTGATTCGATATCGAGACCGCCAGCGGGTTTTAAGTCAACTCTAATCGCGCCTGTGGTGGTGTTTTGGATGGCAATACCATCACCGCCCGTGAAGTCCCCATCAATAAGGACTTTTTTCCATGTACTCATGAGTGTTTGTTTTTAATGTTGTTCTTTTCGAAAAGTTGATGCAAATATACAAACTTTTTAATCATCATTAACTCCGAAGTAAAGGTTGTTCTGATTATCAGCGTACATCCCTCCATCAAACGCAGTTGGAGGAGAAGTAAACCTCTTGAAGTGAATAGCACCGTCGAGATCAATATACCCTGTACCGTTTGGCGTAATCGTGACGTTTCCGTCCGTAACGCTAGTAAACAAAGAGTTTGACTGAACGTCAAGGTTGCCGCCAAGCTGAGGCGTTGTATCTTCTACTACGTTCTCTAATCCAGCGCCTCCTATCTCAACCCAGTTGTTTGCATCGGTCCAGGTCCCTCCCTGATATATATAGGCTGTTAGTGTGGTCGTTCCAACAATGGCTAGATACCCGTCTACCTGAAGAGCAGAAGCAAGGTTGTCTCTGTCACCAGTAGTGTCAAAGAAACCAAAACCCTTAGTCTGATTCTCAGTAGCATCAATGAGAACTGCATTTGGGTTATTGTTCTGTAAATAATCAGGATACTTAATTGCCATGGTTAGAAGGTTATGTCTAGTCGGGTGTTATCAGCAAAAGCAGCTGTCTGATTGGAAACGTAAAAACTATACGAGATTGACACCCCGTACTGATTATTTATTGTAAAGTCACCAAGGTCAGTAAACGCGCCAAGCACTGGAAGCGAAAGATCTTGAACAACACCTTGCAAATCTCCCCAAGTAGCTGGGAATACTATATAAGTGTAATTGTTCTGGCTATTGGAGTTCGAGTCGGTTCGAGCATTAGTCCACGTAGACCCAGAGTTGAGATCGCTGTCCATCTCTGTGAGACCGCTGTCATACAGGTTCTGAGCAGCTTGAACACCCGTGATGCTATTGGTTGTTGCCGTGCCGAGGCGGGCCAAATACCTCCAAGTGACAGACTTAGAATTGTCAATAGTATAGTTAGTTCCAGAACCGTTGTCGGTAGCCTTGACCACATACTGTTTGGAGCCAACAGTGCCAGGGTCCAAGGTGTTAGCGGTGTATGTAGCTGGAGAACCTGTTTCAGAAACTCCAGAAACAACTGTGCTTCCGTCAATCTGGAACAAAACAGAGTTGTCCGAAGTTTGACTTGTGTTTGCAATACTGAAACTAAACCCGTCTGACTTCACCCCTCGACCAACCTCAAGAGTCTCAAAGCTGCTCTTGTTTGCAGTTGCTGGGTAGCTACCATCGGTATTCTGATAAGCTGCTTTAACAGCGTTCAAGGTTATCGTAGTAATGTTGTACTTCTCAAGCATGTCTCTCAAGATGGCCTCAACTGAGGTACCAGCAGAGATAGGAGACGTCATGTGCGAGAATGCATTGTTGTTGTTGGAGATCGTAATACCAGAAGTCAAGACAGAATCTACATCACCGAAAGACAAAGCGCCGTTTCCGTTAGTAACCAATGCCTGACCGTTGGTTCCATCAGAGATAGGCAGGGTATATGGAGATATCTGACCAGTAGCCCCGCCAAGAAAGAAGGTTCCGCTAGCAAGGTTGGGGATGTCATTTGTTCTGTCAATAGCAGACACCTTCATCTTCTGGATGTTGCTCCCGTTGGTTTGAAGAACAATACCTATGTTCTGCAATAGATCGGAAGCCCCAGTAGGCTTTATTGTGGTCAGGGTGCCAGTATTGCTAACAAACACAGTGTCTCCTACGCTAACTCCAGTCAGCCCACTCACTGTTTTGTTGAACAGACCAGCTGTGATGATTTCGGCTGAAGAGCCATTTGTAGTTTCTTCAAGTAATACTCCGATAGCTGGCATCTTAGAAGAGTCGTCAGCATCAGCTCTTCCTATCAGTATACTGTTGCCTTGAATACCTTTTGCATAAACTGGTGTCCCAGCAGGAAGAGTACTACCCTCATCGTTTTGAACTTGAAGGTATACAGATTCAACATAGCCCCAATCTGTGTCGTAATCAGTTTCGCTCTGCTTAAAGATGACCTGTTTCTCAACACCGCCTGTGGGTAAGCCCTGACCAGCCGCACCCGCAGGTCCAGTCTCCCCCTGTGGTCCTTGCGGACCTGTAGCGCCAGCGGGCCCCGCACCAATAGCTCCAGCAATAGAAACGTTGTTGGCAGCAGCAGTCGTAAGGGAAACCACCTTGGTCTCCTCGGAGGCAACGACAGAGATATTTATTACTCCTCCGTTAGAGCTTGATACAGCAATCTTTGATGGTTGGGATACGCTTACTGGCATGGCACATCTTTAAGAGACTGTTTCAGAAATATCTTCGTTTACCTTGAGTGTACCATAAATTAAAGTGGATACCACGCCTGAAGTTGTTTTTTGCTCGACGTCATACACATACAAGCCAGAAGGCATGGTTTTCATTGTAGTGGCGGCCAAAGTGAGATCAACATACTTTGCGGTAACGTCGTCAGAGTCTGCCGTTACTGTAATAGAAAAATTAACAGCTGGATTTTCTCTGTTAGATACAGGGTCTCCAGTATCGGAATCTCTTACTTCCATCAGAAAAACATCCCCGACAGCAAAATTGGCGGCGCCACTAGAATCTGTTACCGTAAGCCTTAAAGAAAATGTATCTCCTTTTTTACAAATTATGTCCACCCTTTGAGACGTGTCTAAATTTATAGTTGTAGCCATCTTACAATAATATTTCTGGTGATATAGTGCTATTATCCTGAAGCTCCCCTCTTTCCCCTTGTCTTTGAGATATTAGCTTGCTCTGCTCTATTGTTTGTTTTTTAACGCGATCATCTTTTCGATCTTCCTTTAAGGTTTCGAGTTTTTCCTTAAATTGTTGATCATCAGACCTAACACCTAAAAGGGCTTGAGCTTTAATTATCTCTATCTCTTTTCTAAACCCGTGTTTTACTTGCTCAAGCTGGGCTTCAAGCTGCGCCTTTAATTGCAATTCTTGAGATTTTAGCTGAGCTTCCATTTGCATTTCCTGCTGTCTGGCCTGAGAAGATGCCTGAGCCGACTGTTGTTGAATCTGAGCTTGTTGCTGTGAATTCTGCATTGCGATTTGCTGCTGCTGAGCAATTCTTTTCTTTCTCCTAACAATTAAAAGTCTTTCAGCTTGGTTAATGTCTTTTAACTGACGAACAGCAACAGCGTCTTCTAAGTCTATTTCTTTTTGAGACAAAGCAATTTGAATGTTTTGCTCTAAGTATTGTCTTTCAGAATCCTCCATCTCTTTCACTACGCGAACACCAAAGTTATACATAGCCAAATCCTTGAATGAGGTTAAAACCTTCATATTTTCTTTTCCTATAGCATTTTGGTAAATGCGATATAGAACAGAATCAGGATGAATAATCTGAATGCATTTTACAATGTCGCTACAGACCTTTTTATACAAAATCATAGAGGAGTTTGTAATGTCATATATAGCATTATTGGCAGCCGCAAGAGCTTGTTGCTGAACGCCAACTAGAGCATCTGACTTTGGTGAAGAGGCATCCATAACCTCGTTAATGCCAGTAGCATCACGAATCATTCTAAGGTAATGGTTGTACAAACCAATAAGCTCATTAATGTTTCTGATACTATTGTTTATCTCTCTAATTGGAGGGTTCTGAAAGCCCCCCTCTGGATTTTTACTTCTGTAATAAAAAACACCAGTTTGTTCATAGATGTCGTGAAGATCCAATGGTTGTAGCTCTCCACCTTTTCCGAGCTGAACATTTTCAAGACCTTCAATATCAATGATTATACCGTCTGGCTTTGCTTTAGCTACAGATTGCTGAATCTTAAGGTGGGTTAACTGGAGTTGATCTGCAAAACCAATACAGCTGTCAACCATGGACTTTGGAATCATGTCTAAAAAGTTTGTAGCACAAACAGAGTAAGACATGTTGGTCCGAGTTATATCATGAACGTTTTTAGGGATGTTTGTTTTCTTTCCGTAATCGAAAATAAATTCGGTACCTAAAATGTAAGAGCCTCCATAAACGCAAGCGTTTTCAAGTTTTTGAACCTCTCTATTAAAAACAGAGTTTTTAGGAGTTTTATAAACTTCTCCTTTGGGATAAAACCCAACATTGCCAAATCTGCTTTCTTTTGATTCAAAGTATTCAGTGTCAACAGATAAAAACTCGAAGTCAAGAATTCCAACTCTATACTCATCGAATCCACGAGTCATAGAATTAGACATTTGATCATAGGCAGACTGATTTAACTTATCGCTATTATATCCGTATCTTTTTTGAGCAGACTGGGCAATTTTTTTATAATCTTCGTCGGTGAATTGATCGCCAGCTAATCTTTTTAACTCGCTAATAGTTAAGTACTTTACGTGACCAGCATACACTATATCTTCAAAGTTTGGGTCTTCAGTATAGCTATGAATAAACGAAGCTGGGTCTATATAGTCTGTTTTTATGCCGTATTCTGGATCATTGCTTCTTTTTACAACGGCCATACCTAATACGGTCAGGTCGTTTACACACCTTCTCAGAATATTGTCATTAAAACTATTCCACTCTAGGGTCAGGCTTGTGGCAATCTGAGCTGCAATTTCAGAATTAGATTTAATGTTGTTGCCTATAAAAATTTCAGCCTCTTCTAAACTTTCTGGTATATTTTCTGTTGGTCCAGCAATTTGAACACCAAGCTTTTCATTAATTCCAGTAAGGGCTTTTTTAGCTTTTACAGCATATTCTATCTTTTTTCTTTCTAAATCTTTCTCACTAGAAGACAGAGGGTCTACAGCTTCTAAGTTAGGATATGGGTTTAAAGAAAGAATTTTATTTACTACGATCCTTACGAATTTAGGAAGGATGGGCACTGGTGTAAAATCCAGGTTAAGCATACTTCCATCACCGTTATTAGGATCCAAAGAAGTAAGAAGCGACCTATATATAGACGTGTCTTGAGTTCCGTTTGCGTACTTCCTGTTTCTTTCAAAGGTGTTTCTCCTGTTTTTATAACTAGAGCCATCTTGATCTATTTTTCCCCATTGAGAATATATAGACTTAGCATATTTAAGCCCATAATCTTTTGACCTTTTTTCCTCTGAAGTACAGAAAGGATCTGGAAAAGTAGATGAATTTTTATCTTTATTGTACATCTGCAATGAGTAGAGTTTTTTAACTCAATGCAAATATAGTAAAACTAGGAGTGCCAAGCTTTTGGCTTAAAAGTCCTAAAAAACTTCTTATCGTTAAAGGTAGATACTGGTTTTTCTTTCTTTGATTTCTGAGCTGCTAAAAGGGCCAGACCAGAACTAATAGTCAAGTCAAACTTAGTTCTTTTATCTATCTTGTAACCTATCCAATCTTCTAGAGTCCTATTAAAAAGCATCTTACCGATTTCGCCGTTTTCTGGGTTAATACCTACGTGATCGTGGATATATGCCTCTATAGCATGGGCGTGAGCCTGGATAACATCCTGAGAGTTAGAAGGGATGCCTTTTGTCCTAACGTTAGTAGAAGAGTTAGGATTCTTTAAGAAGTCTGGACGGTCCATTAAGTAACCGTCGTAACCCCTTGATTCAAAGTATCTTGCGATACCGTACTTGTTGTTCTCTATAAGTATAGGGTAACCATAAAAGAAAGCACACATAAGTACATCCTCATAGAAGATGCTAGCTAGATCTGGGCGTGAAGCATACTCTACCACGAACATATTTCCAGGGACGTCCATGTTGAACTTGTTGTACATGTGTAAAGCTCCTTTAGAGCCCCTTCCGTCCACCGTAGCGTCAAGGTCGTAGGAGTCAACACCTCCAACGCCTATATGAGCATTTGGGGCTATCTTTTTTCCTTTATCGTCCTTTTTTATGTTTCTAAGGTGGTCTGGCGGAAGCCAAGCCACAAAAAACCTTCCATTAGGGTCTGGGGAGAAAACAGCCTCTTCGTCTTTTGTTCGCCAAACAAAATTGCCTCTTACTACTGGATTGGGGTATATATTATCGTTGTGTTCTATCTGCTGATATATCTTTCCGATATTGAATAAACTACCCTCAATGCTGTCCCTGAATGCTTCATCTTCGGTAAACGGAAACTGCCTGATGATCTCATTAAGTTCAGAAGGGTCGTCTTTAAAGGAATGTCGCTCGTTTTTTAAATACTTACGGCTCCCCATATCAATAGCAAGACCGTCAATACCTATTACGTCACCATGTATGTGTACGCTTTCGGAAGGATCGTCGATGACTGGGTTTCCATACCTATCAAAAAACCCCTCTAGAGCTTCATAAGCTGGAATAAATATCCTGTACAGGCCAGACCTGGTTCTTCCGTTGTTGTTGCGTTCGTTTGGATCTGAGTCTTTCCAGAGGTCTCTGTACTCTTCCCCTCCTTTATCCATAGGGTTTACCGTACTCCCTACAAGAGCCTTCCCTACAATTTTTTTACCAACGATAAGACACGTTCTTTCTATCCTCCAGGCTTCTCTGATATCACTAGGTTTCTCCCACTTGCCAGCCTCATCGAGATACAACATATGTAGTTTCTCGCCGTCGTATGCGTTATTCGTGGTGTTCTTCCAGTTTATCCCGCTGTTAAGGGCATCTCCATGCTGCGAGGTCTTGTTGTTTTTCGTGATCCTTTTTGATGGCTCACGAAACGCCAGTTCCATACGCGGGTTTGTCGTACCGTCTTGTATAGGTTTAAAAAAGAATGGGTAGCCTCTAAAGATAGAGACCACCTTCTTCATGAAAATATTTTCCTGGGCGTCTTTACCAGTTTTCGATTGAATGCCGAGAAGCTTTTCTTTAACTTGACTAGCTTCGTCCACAAGTACAGCAGAACATATATTAGTGTAGCCAGAACGACGACACTTAGTATAAAGCTGACCGAAACAACGGGGATCAGCTTCGCAAGCAGCCAGGTGGAGAAAGATCTCTCTTTGGAAAGCGAGGTATGATGGATATCCGACATCAATTTTAGACCATTGTAGAAACATATAGTGTCTCCCTGTAATATACGTAGGTTCCCCATTATTGTAAAACCAAACACCGTCACGCCTACGCTGAAACTCCTGTTCGATGTAAGAATGAAACTTCTTTCGAAACTCGGAAGGCTTTTCGAGCCACTCATCCATACTGCGTATCCGCTGCAACTCCTCTGGCATAGGTATCCTTTGCCACAGCTGCATTGCCTTTGGTAGGTCATGGAAGAGAATCTGCGATCTGGGTGGTTTCTTTGGAAGTACCACGAGTAGCCCATGGAGCTCAATAACTTCTCCCTCTGTATCGTTAGGGTCGATCTTAATCCCCTTAGTCTCATATCCTTTTATGTCGATTAAGGTGGACATCAATAACTTCTTCCAAATTTATCCATCTTCCCAATAGACGGCACACCCGTCTTAGGATTGGATAATTTCATTTGGGTTCCGCACTCACACTCTCCTTCTAAGAAGTAAGTGCTTCCGTCTTTTACTTTCATAGTAAGGGATCGCTCAAAGCGTTCCTTACCGCATTCAGGGCAATATAGGTCTGGCATGTTGTTTAATTTAATTAGTACCCTCGACAGGACTCGAACCTGTGACCCACAGCTTAGAAGGCTGTTGCTCTATCCAGCTGAGCTACGAAGGCGTATATTCTATCTCTTCAAGTTCTTGTGTGTTGTTCTGTTTAAAGTTATAGTCGTCCCAATAAATCAACCCGCTAGGTCTACTTTGAGTACCTTTCTGCAAATCCTCCTGAGTAGTCTTTTGTTTCTTCGATTTCTCCATTGTTCTTAAGATCTTTAACCATTTGTTCTAATCGCTGGCGCTCTACCAGTAACTCTTTACAGTCTATAGCCGTCTGCTTGATAGACTGTAGCTCCGCCTTCCTAGCAGAGCCACCAGCCTCTGGATCGACGGGTTTTTTAATCTCCTCGATCATATTGTTTATAGCTACCTCCATGCTCTCCATAAGTCGTTCGGCAGCGCTTATAGTTGTAAACTTAAGCTTCGACATACAATAGATCGTCTAATCGAGTACGATAAAAAGTCTCTCCGTCTATCTTAAAAGAGTAATCAGAGTCCTTTCGAATACCTACGATGTCGCCTTTTTTAACACCTAGCTTTTTGAGGTGATTGTTTTCAAAAGCAACCTTAGCTTTCTTGACTTGCCTTTCTTTAAGCTCAACAACTTCAATAATGTTCGATTTAATCTCTTT